TGGGCGCAGATGCGGGTGGAGGAAGCTGGTGGCACTACATACAGCCTGACCGCTGACACGCAGACCTACACGCAAGTTGGGGTGTCTGCCAGCCTGACTGTCTCTAGGTCCCTGTCGGCTGACGTGCAGGCATACACTCAGACAGGTGTGGCTGCGTCCCTGCTGCGGGCATACACGCTGACAGCGGACACGCAGTCATATGCCCTGACTGGCGTGGATGTCGTCCTGTCTCGCGGGTTGGCCCTTATCGCGGACACCCAGACCTACGCGCTGACCGGGGTCACGACGCCAGTAAATTATGCGCGCATCCTCGCGCTGGATCAGGCATCGTTTGTCCTTTCCGGGGTTGCCGCTGACCTCGATTTTGCGCTGAACCTACCAGCAGACACGCGCAGCTACGCCTTGACTGGCGTGGCTGCTGCCATTCAGGCGGGCCGCTCCCTTGCCGCCGACACCCAATCCTACTCGCTTGCGCTCGTAGACGCCGATCTGACGGTCGCGCGCAGCCTGACGGCAGACACACAGACCTACGCGCTGACTGGCGTTTCGGCAGCGTTCCAGACAGCGGAGGTCATGGGCGCTGTCGTCGGGACGTTTGTTCTGACCGGGAACGACGCCCTCTTCGACAGGACGGTTGGAGCAGGGGCCGGGTCATACTCGCTGACGGGAGTGGACGCGACTTTAACGAAGTCCATCGAACTTCCGGCAGATGCCCAAAGCTACACGCTGACGGGCGTAGCCGCGACATTCTCGCGCGCCCTTTCGCTCGATGCGGAGACCCAGACGTACCTCCTTTCCGGGGTGGCGGCGGAAATCAGCATCCTCGGGTCGCTCGTCGCAGACACCCAGACCTACACGCTTGCGCTCGTTGCCGCAGAACTGGAGCGCGGGATCGTCCTGACGGCAGAGGCCCAGAGCGCCTCTGTGGCCGGTCAGGACGCCTCGTTGACAGTTTCCCGGTCGCTGGGTGCCGAGACGCGGACCTACGCCCAGACCGGCCTCTCAGCGGCCCTGACGGCCTCCCGCGCGCTGTCGTGCGATACGGCCTCCTACACGCTTTCGCCCATTGATGCGACGTTCTCGCTCGGGCTGTCGCTTGATGGCGCTACTCGGACCTACTCGCTTGCGCTCGTAGACGCGACATTCAGGCGCGCGCTTGTGCTGGGGGCAGATCAGCAGACCTACGCGATTACCGGGGTCGCAGCCGCCTTCCAGACACAGGGTAGCCTAGCCGCTCTCCCCCGGTCCTACACGCTGACAGGCGTCAATGCAGACCTGACCGCATCGCGCCTTCTAGGCGCTGACGTGCAGGCATATGCCCAGACCGGGGTCGATGCCCTCTTCGACCCGGTTCTGAATGCCACCCAGCAGACCTACTCTCTTACACCCGTTGATGCAGGGTTCACTGTCGGCTCCGCTCTCGACGCGGATGCTCAAACCTACACGCTGACCGGGATTGACGCCGCGCTCGAACTGCCGCGCGAAATTGCAGCGGACACCCAAACCTACTCGCTGACTGGCGTTGATGCTGAGTTCTCGGTGATCGGCGCTCTGGTCGCTGACGCTGGCTCCTTCACGCTGACCGGGGCCGATGCGGCTCTAACGCGAAACTTTGAACTGGCGGCTGAAACCCAGTCCTACTCGGTTGCCACCGTCGATGTTGGCTTCGTCAGGCAGGAGGTTCTGGAGGCTGACACCGCTGGCTACTCGCTGACTGGGCAGGACGCCCTGTTCGAGTTTTCCGGCATCTTTGACGCTGACACGGGAAGCTACGCGCTGACGCTCGTTGACGCGACGGTCGGGCGGAACCTGCTGTTCAGCGTTGACGCAGCGTCCTTTGACTGGGCGGGGACCGGGACCGGCCTGTTCTACGACATCGCGGTCAACTGGCTCCTAGATGAAACCGACGATGAACTGGAGGACGAGTACGGGCGCGGCCTCTTCGACGAAGATGCCTACGAACTATTCGAGCAGCCGCTATCCTACACGCTGACCTTCCCAGAGGCGTCTCTCGTCAAGACGAGCATCGACCTCGTTGCAGACGTGGCATCGTTCACGCTTTCGGGTGTCAGCGCAGACACCCTGAAGCACTCGGCGATCAACGGCGAAACGCAGGTCTACGAGCGCAGCATCGAGGATGTCGAGTTCGACTGGCCGATGCGTGTTGTCTGGGCCTATGGCGGCGTTTTCTGGGCGAATGGTCAGGCAGCGATCCTGAAGGAAACCAACGAGCCGGTCCTTAGAGACGACGAGACAGACCCGCTTCTGGATGACCTTGGCGCTCCCATCGTTGATGATGGAGACATCACGAACAAGCGCATCGAGTGTGACACGGCAGAGTTCGACGCCACGTTCGTTGACGCCCTCGTGCGGACCCAGTTCTACGAGGTCATTGCGGAGAACGTCGCCTTTGACCTGACGCACGTCGATGCCCTCCTCTACGGGAAGATGAACGCGGAGACTGTCACGTTTTCTGTGACGTTTGTGCCGGGCGAGAGGATCAACTTCTCCGACATCAACCCGCCGCGCTTCCCAGAGGCGTCAGAGAACCACGCCTCCCTGCTTCTGAGGCAGTCCCAGTCAAGGCTGGTGCATGACGGGAAGAATGCGGGTATTATCCGGCACCAACAGGACCAAGCCCGCCTGACGCACAACGGAGGCAAGGCCGGGAAGATATGGACAAACCAGCGCACCGCGCGCCTCGTGGAGAACTGAAATGGCTGAAGAGTTCACGATCAAGAGCAACGACACTTCTCCGAAGTTGTTGTACGAACTTGACCTCCTGCCCGGCCAGACGCTGGTTGGCGCAACAGTCAGGTTCCACATGGCGGAGGCTGACGGCACGGTGGTCGTTGACGCGGCTGGAACGGTGGAAGACGCCGCCGCACAGCAGATCGCATACGCATGGGGCGTCGGCGACACGGCATCACCCGGGACCTACCGCGCGGAGTTCGAGGTCACGTTCAGCGACGGCAGCGTGGAGACCTACCCGAACAGTGATTACCTGAAGATTATCATCAAGCCTGACTTGGCGTGATGCTTGGAGGTTAAGAAATGGCCCAGCCGGAACTCGTCAAGGTGTGGAAGGGTGAACAACTCAGTCGCACGATCACTGTTTTGGACGAAAGCTACGAGGCTCGCGACCTCTCGGATGTCACCTCGTTCGAGGTAAAGGGGCAGGGCGGATTGTTCGCGCTGAACCTTCAGGCCGCTTTAGGCTCCAATCAGGGCGAAGTCACCCTGTCCTCCTCCGCGACGGAGACGGAGTTCGCGGCGACAGGTGTCTACCTCGCCCAGATTTGGGGAACGCGAGCGACTGGTGTCACGAAGGAAATGCTGGCTGACATCGTGATCGCCGTCATGGAGGTCCCCTCGTGATCGAGGAACTGAAATACTACCTCCAGCTTCTGGAGTACCGGCGCAAGATCATTCTTGCGCGGAATGACCTTGTGCATTTTGCCGAGTTCACGATGCCAAGCGTCAGCGCACCGGACGACCCCAGTCAGAGCAAGTATGTCGCAGCCAGACATCACAGGCTCATGGCGAACGTGGCGATGGACATCGAGCGCGGGGATCGGAAGAAGGTCATCCTGAACACCGCCCCGCGTCACGGAAAGACGGAACTCTGCACCAAGCGGTTCGCCGCGTGGTACGCCGGGAGAAACCCCGACCAAGATATTATGATCGCGACCTACAACGAGCGGTTCGCGATGGACTTCGGCAAGGAAGTCAGGGAGATAATGAACTCCCAAAGGTTCAGGCAGGTATTCCCTGACTTCAGCCTGTCCAACCAGTCAAACGAACACGTCAGGACATACGCCGGGGGAGATATATTCTTCTTGGGCAGGCGCTCGTCCACCACGGGCCGGGGTGCCAACCTGATTATCGTGGACGACCCTACCAAGGACGACCGCGAGGTGAAGTACGACACCTTCAGGGAAGACTGCTGGTCTTGGTTCACCCAGACCCTCTTGACGCGGCGGCACAACGACAAGGCCGCGATCATGGTGACGCAGACCCGGTGGCACGAAGACGACATCGTGGGCCGGATCACCGACAAGACGAACCCGGCGTATTCGGCGCGGTTCGCAAGAGGGTTTGAAGTCATCAACCTCCCGGCAATCGCGGAGGACAACGACCCTCTTGGCAGGAAGCCGGGGGAGGCCCTGTGGCCCGAGCGGTTCGGCGTGGATTACTTGGAGGAGATGCGCGAGGCGAACGCCCTATCCTTCGCGGCCCTGTACCAGTGCGACCCGACCCCGGAGGATGGCGTCTACTTCCGCTCCGAAGAATTGCACGAGTACGAGACTGCGGAACTCCCCCAAAACCTGCGGATGTTCGTGGTCTCTGACCACGCGGTTGCCACCAAAAACTACAACGACCCCTCTGTCCTTGTCCCATTCGGGATCGACGAGAACGGCACGGCATGGGTAATGCCGCAAATCGTCTGGCGGCGCATGGACGCGCAGGAGACGGTGGAAGAGATGATCGCCATGATCGACCACCACAAGCCGATCTTCTGGTACGCTGAGAAAGGCCACATCTCTAAGGCAATCGGCCCGTTCCTGAAAAAGCGGATGGAAGAGGAGGGTGTCTACTGCCCCATCATCGAGGAGCAGCCGGTTGGAGACAAACTCCAGCGCGCGCACTCGGGAAGGGCACGATGCGCCCAAGGCAAGATACGCTTCCCGAAGTCAGCGCCGTGGTGGTCGCGTGCGAAGTCAGAAATGCTGAAGTTCCCGAACGGGCGCTACGATGACTTCGTTGACGTGATTTCGATGATCGGCATGAAGCTGACGACGCACACCCAGCCGGGCAGGCCGCAAGTCATTCATAAGGACAAGCCGGGCACGTTCGGCCACCTGCTAAAGCAATTCCGCGAGCAAGACCGCCTAAACCGCGCCCGGAAAGAGCGCGCTGGCTGGTAACGGAAAGGAAGACCGATGGAATACGTCAACGCGGACACGAACGAGGCGAACGACGCCCGCCGGGCCAAGGTCAAGCAACTTACCGACATGGTTCGTGACGACCTGAAGCACTGGGAATACGCCTTCAAGCGTATGCGGAAATGGCGCGAGTTCGCCCGTGGCCTTCAGTGGCCGGGCATGTCCAAGGAGGACCTCGCCGACGCAGACAGGGAGTACGTCGCCAACATCACGATGCGCCATTTGAAGCAGCGCACGGCGTCGATCTACGCAAAGAACCCCAGCTACGTCTGGCGGAAGTCACAGCGCATGACGCGCACCGTCTGGGACGGCACGGCCCAGCAGCTTCAGATGGCGCAGATGATGGTGCAGGGCGGCATGGACATGACCGGCATGTACCAGATGATCCTTCAGGACGCGATGCAGAGCCGCGCCCAGAACGAGGCGCTGGATAAGGTCGGCGAAACGATGTCGAACCTGTACTCGTACTTCCTGCGCGAGCAGATGCCTCCGACCAAGATGATGATGAAGAAGCAGGTCCTGACCTCGCTGACCTGCGGGGTCGCCTACTTCAAGCAGACCTTCCAGCGCGTCACCGACTATCCGCCTGAAGTCAGCCGGGCTATCCAAGACCACATGGCGGAAATCTGGGATCAGGCCGACAACCTCGTGTACACGATCTGCGACGGCTACCCCGACTATCTGGAGGAGCCGCACGAGCCGATCACATACACCGAGCGGTTCTATCCTTGGTTCGTCTATGCCCCGAACGCCGTTGATGACCCTGACGATCCGTTCCCGCCCTCTGACGTGGAACTGATGCAGCCCATGCAGATGGAGATTAACCGTTCCGGGGAGGCGCTGCGTCAGCACCGCTACGCCGCGCGCCCGGGCTGGGTCTCCGGCTCGAACCTTCCAGACGAGGACGTGATGAAGATCGAGGCGCGCTCTGCGCACTCGCTCGTGGTCCTGAAGTCGCTGACGCCAGACGAGGACGTGCGGGCCAAGTTCCAAGCGTTCCCAACGTCACCAATCGACATGAACCTGTACCAGACCTCCACGGCGTTCACCGACATCCTGCGCTCTGTCGGGACGCAGGAGGCGAACCTTGGCGGTACATCGAACGCGACGGCGACGGAAACCTCCATCGCGGAGAGTTCGCGCCAGTCAACGCTGACGAGCGCCATCGACGAGTTCGACGACCTTCTGACCGAGATGGCACGCGCTGGTGGCCAGATACTGCTTCAGGAGATGTCGCAGGAGCAGGTCAAGATGATCGTCGGCCCCGGCGCTGTCTGGCCGGATCAGTCTCGCGAGGATGTGGCGCGGGAAATCCACCTAGAGGTGGTGGCTGGCTCCTCCGGGCGACCCAATCAGGCGCAGGAGGTTGCCATCATGGAGCGGGTCTACCCGCTGCTGTTCCAGCTTCCCGGCATCAGCTACGAGCAACTGGTGCGCCACGGCGTCAAGGTCCTTGATGACAAGGCTACCTATGAAGACTGGGTGGATATGACTTCCCTGCCGATCATGGCGCTGAACGGCCAGATGCAGGCCACCGCAAACCGTGGCGAGGGCGAAGAGGGTGACAACGGTCAGGGTGGCGGGGACAACGCCGAACGTCCTGACCAGCCTCAAGGCGAAGGTGGTGCCGCGCCGGGCCAGCAAGGGTTTGGCCCGGCAATTCAGGGACCACCCATGTCGCCGTGACATGCTGACTTGACTTGTTGCCATTTGGTGCTTTTGGTGTAGGATCGGTCACGATGACACCAAAAGAGGTAAGTCATGGACCCTGAAGCGCAGGAAAGCGCCGTTGATACCGAGGCGGAAACGACATCCTCGCCAGATGTGACGGAAGGCGTGTCTTCGTCAGACACGGCGGCTGAAGAACAGGAACATGATCTGGAAACGGCGGAAGCCATCCAAGAGGCGTTCCTGAAGGAGTACGGCGACCCGACCGAAGCCGAGGAGGAGGAACCCTCCGAGGATGACGCGGAGCCAGAAACGGCTGAAGCCGAGCGTAAGGAAGCGCCCGAAGAAGAGGCTCAAGGTGACGAGAGCCACGGTGACGACAAGCACAGGCTGTCGGACGAGGAGTTCAAGGCACTCTCCGAGAACGCGCGTATGCGTATCGGAGAACTTAATGCCCGGGCGAAGAAGGCAGAGCGCCAGCTTCGCGAGTTCGAGGCAGAACTTCAGACTTCGCGTCAGGCGGTTGAGCGCGTCAACGAGTTGGAGAACTTCGTCAAGGAGTACAACGTCGAGCCGCAGAATGTCGGCCTCGCGTTCGGGATGATGGCAAAGCTGTCCACCGGGGACTTCCAAGGGTTCCTGAACGACATCGAGCCTTTCTACCAGTACGCAAGGCAGGCGTCAGGGCAGACGCTTCCACAGGACATCCAGTCCCAAGTGGATGACGGGTACTTGACGGAGGACGCCGCGAAGGAACTGGTCAGGGCGCGCATCTCGCAGGAGCGGGTGCAGGCCGAAAACCAGAGGCTGTTGGAGCAACAGCGTCAGGCGCAGACCCAGACGCAGGCCCAGCGGCAAGTCCAAGCGATCCAGCAAGCCGTGAACGCTCGCGAGCAGGAGTTGAAATCTTCGGACCCTGACTACGCCCGCATCTCCGACGCGGTGAAGCGTAACATGGAGTTCGCGCTACGGAATGGCGCTGTGCCCAAGACACCGGAGCAAGCGTTGCAGATGGTCAACCAAGCCTACGAGATGGCTAAGGCTGCTGCACCGAAGGCCCCGCCCCGGGCAACTCCTAGACGCCCAACCGCGACCACAGTGGCACGCGGCGCGCAAGCACCAGCCTCGACAAAAGATGCGATCATCGGGGCACTGGAAGGCTACGCGCCCTCGCGATGAGGGCTAAAATATGTCTATGGAAGGCTTCAGCGCAGGGCAGATCGCCCACGCGCAGGCAACCGGCCTCGATCACTACGTTCGCGGCAAACTCTTCAACTCGGGTATCCAAGAGAAACCCGTCCTGTCCAAGTTCGAGAACTCGGCGAAGACGCTGAATGTCCCCGGCAACGAGAACATCAGCCTTGGCGTCAAGTTCGAGACCGGCGCAGGTGGCTCCAACGATGGCGTCACCGGCTTCAGCCATACCGACACGGTGAACTTCTACAACCCGGGCAACGGCCTCCGTGCCAACTATGTCTGGCGTGAACACCACATCGGTATGACCATGAGCGAGACCGAACTGAAGCGCCACGGCATTCTCGTGGACGACAAGTTCGACGGGAAAATTCGTCGTCGCGGTGATCGCGGCCTCGAAATCCTCGCGAACGTCCTCGACGAGGCTCTGGCTGACTTCACCGAGCAGTACGCTGACACGATGAACACCCTGATCTGGGGCGATGGCACGGCTGACACCTCCGCGCTCCACGGCCTGCGGTCGTTCATTCTCGACATCCCCACGCTGGGGACTGTCGGCGGTCTGTCGAACGTGACCTATCCCGCTTGGCGCAACCGCGCCTACACGGCGGCGTTCGCTGGCGATGTGTCGTTTGACGCGGCGCATGGCGGCGACAGGATCACTTCGGCTGCGGCCAACGGTGGCGCTCTGGTGCAGGTTCTCCAGAACGAGTGGCGTCAGCTTCGCCGGTATGGTGGCCGTCCCGATATGTTCGTTGCGGGTTCTGACTTCATCGACGCGATGGAAGTCGAGATGCGCGCGAACGGCTACTACAACGATAGTGGCATGACTGGCCGTCAGGACGCCGCGATGGGCGACCTGTACTTCAAGGGTGTTCCGGTCGTCTACGACCCCACCCTCGACGACCTGTCGCGGTCGAAGTTCGCCTACATCTGGGACAGCCGGGACATCTACCTGATGACCCTCTCGGGCGACTGGCGGCGTCAGCGCACGCCTGCGCGTCCCTACAACCAGTTCGTGTTCCACCAGTCGCTGCTCTGCACGGGGCAGATGGTGGCTCGCCGCCGGAACTCGGCGCTGGTTATCGAAATCGCGTAAGCGATCTGGGGAGGGGCATGGTGCCCCTCCCATCCATTGGAGGAACCCAATGCAACTCGACCTTATCCAATGCACCGTTCGGGCCAACATTGACGGCGACATCTCCAAACTTGAGGTGGTCAAGGCAGGCCCTGCGGCAATCACGCCAGCCGAGGCAGTCATCCTGATGATGAAGCACTCCCTTGACGAGACCGCCACGGGCTGTGCCCTGCGGAACGTCATCAAGGTCGGCGTCGTCGAGCGCGAAAAGGATGACGAGATGAAGCGCCTTCGCCGCGAGTACGGCGTCATAGTCGATCAGGCGTTCCCGCGCGGGCGTCAGCTTCCCCGCACGATCAACGACATCGACATCCCCGAGGAGTGCATGGGCAAGCCCCGGGAAGAGCCGAAACCGCTCGATCCCCGCAAGGCAATGCGCGCTATTCTGGAGGCCAACGGCGTCGAGGTGCCGAAAGGCAATCTGTCCAAGGACGACCTTCAGGCGCTCATGGATGAACACGGTCTGGCAGAGGCTTCGTAATGCGAACCGGCGTCCCCCTCCACCAAATCCGCAAGGAAGTGCTTATCGAGGCCGGGTTCTCGACGGATGTCGGGCACTCGGTTTTCTCGAAAGAGCGCCTTGACCAGATGATTGCTCGCAACGAGCGCATGATGGCGCGCGAACACGAGTGGCCGGGCATCCATTTCGAGGAGGAGGTCTCCGTCTCTGCCAACGAGCAGTACGTCAACATGCCTGACGACATCAACTACACGGACATCAAGACCGTGCATGTCGCTTACGGGGATGACTTGCTCCCAGTCAGGTACGGCATCGGAGCGCGGGAACGCTCGATCTACAACAGCACCCAGCGCGCGACCCCGATCATGCGCTGGGAAGTCGTGCCTCCGGGCACCGATGAGTTCGAGGTCTGGCCCATCGGAAACGTGGCCCAGACGCTCCTGTTTAGCGGTCAGAAGTCCATCGGCGTGTTCGAGGACGATAGCGACACATGCACTTTGGACGCTGACGTGATCGTCCTCCGGGTCGCGGCGGAAATTCTTGGGCGCGACCAGAAGCAGGACGCTGGCCTGAAGCTGGAGATGGCCCAGCGCCTGACTAACAACATCCTGAAGGGGCAGAGCGCAACCCGGGAGCAGGTCAATATGGGCGGCGTCAGGATGGGCAGGACGCTGCGCCCGGGCATTGACTTCATCCCGCCCGGAGGTGGCTGATGGAAAAGTGGAGACCGATCCCCGGATATGAAGGGCGCTACGAAGTCAGCAACTTCGGGCGTGTGAAGTCCCTGAAGGGCACCCACAAGTTCCTGAAGCCGGGCCTGAGAAACGGATACCCTAGCGTCCTTCTCTGCGTGGGTGGCGAGAAGAAGAACCGCACTGTCCACTCGCTTGTATGCGAGGCGTTTTATGGCCCCCGCCCGGAGATGCACGAAGTCATGCACCTAGATGGGGACAAAGCCAACAACCGCCTATCGAACCTTTCATACGGCACGTCCTCTGAAAACCAGAGGATGCGGGTCGATCATGGCACCTCGTGCAGGGGCACAAACCACCACAAGAACATTCTGACAGAGGATGATGTCCACGAAATAAGGTCTGCGACGAAAGGTATCCGCCATCTTGGCGACCGCTATGGCGTCAGCAGGTCAACTGTCGAGGCTATCAGGTCGCGCCGCATCTGGGCATGGCTTCCTGAGAAAACGTAAGGAAATCAATACCTTGGCATATTATCTTGTGGAGAACTTCCAGAAGGGACTTGATGTCCGACGCTCGAAAGAGACTGCCCCGCCGGGCAGTCTTCGCGTTCTCAGGAACTGCGTCATCAATTCTGGTGGCGAGGTGGAGAAGCGCAAGGGGTTCGTCGCGAACCCGACCCTGACTGCATACGGTCAGGACCCGACCTTCAAGGGCAAGATCGTCGGCCCTATGCAGGTCCCCAGCTTCACGAACATGGCGTTCTTCCGCCATCACGTTGACGCCCTGCCGGGCGGGGACTTCACGGCAGGTGCTGGCCTTTCATCCACCAGCTACGCGGAATACCTGACAGAGGGCGACGGCCTTCAGTCCAACACGTTCTGGGTTCACAAAGCCTACAACGCTTCCTACCGGATCACTTCGCCAGTCTTGGCGCACAATTCATCTGTCAGCGAGTTCGGCTCCGCTGACTACCCGGGTTTCTCGGCGAGCGACTTTGCCGGGCAGATTTACGCGGTTGACCGATCCTATACGACCGCCAATGGCTGGGAGCATATGCACCTCCAGCAGTACATGCTCGCTGACACCGGGGAGCCGTTCGAGTTCGACGTTGACAGCGGCGGTCTCGCAGACCGCTCTCAGCAGGTCACGCTCCAAAACAAAAGCTACACGATTGGTGACGACATCCTGTACTCTTCGGCGGTTGGCGACCCACTTGACTTCGTGTCTGCTGGGGCTGGCTCTCTGAAGATTTCCTCGCAGGGCAACTCCATTGGCCGCGCTCTCGCGATGGGCATCTATTACGGGCAGCTTGCAATCTTCGGCCCGAGGGGCGCGCAGTTCTACGAGGTGGACCCTGACTTCGCCACGAACCAGTACCTTCGGACGGTGCAGACATCGCTGTTTGCTCCACGCTCTGTGACTGGGTACGCGGACGGTGACTTGATCTACCTGTCGCGGACTGGGGTTCGGTCCCTTCAGGCGCGCGACAGTTCCAACCTCGCGATCACGAATGACGTTGGCTCTCCCATCGACGACCTGATCCGCGAGGAAATCGCCTATGACGCCTCGTACAGGGAGTTCGTCATCGCCGCTGACGTTGGAAGCGGTGGCGTAGAACTGCCAATCCCTGACTTCTACAGCCTCGCAAAGGGCATCGTGTACCCGATGACGGGGGAGTTCTGGCTGTTCCTGAAGGACAAGGTGTACGTCTTGTCCCGGCACCCGAGCGCGAAGGTGCTGGCTTGGTCAACCTACGACCTTCCTGATCCTGTGGCCGCAAACCTGAGCGAGAGTGCTGGTCCCGTGAAGTCGGGGTGGTGCGCTGACGCCTGCCAGATCGGCGACACGATCACCTTCAGGAACTTTGCTGACGAGATGTACACCTACGGGGGGACTACCGGGGAGGAGTACGACACCTCGATGGCTGAGATTGTCACGCCCTTCATGGACATGGAGCGCCCGGGTGACAACAAGTATTTCACTGGGATTGACGTGGTGTGCGAAGGCAAGTGGCAGATCGAGGTCTGCACGGAACCCTGCGACGATGAAGCGGCTGCGAAGTGGTACAAGGTTGCCGAGGTGGACGGCAGGACCCGTGGTCAGTACCGGGTGCCATTCCAAGCACAAGGGCACCAGATCGCAGTCAGGATGACATCGACCTCCCCGAGGCGGGCGCGCATCGCCCAGATTGGGGTGTATTTCGAGATGGGGTCTCAAAAATGAACGACATGACTTTGGCCGACCTGATCGCCGCTATGGTTTTGCAGGCGCAACAGGACCAGCGCGTTCAAGGCTCATTCTACGGGCAACAGGGCGTCACCTCGATGGACCCGCAAGCCCGGATTGACTGGGAGAGGATGATCCCGACAAGGCAGTATCAGGGCGGCGTCTTGACGCCGATGCGGAGGACAAAATGAAGTTTGTCAGCCCTAGCCCGACCGAGGCAGAGATCATGTATGTCCTTGAAAACCTTAGAGAAAAGTCCAAGGAGGACATCTTCGGGGCGACGGACGACGATGCCTACGGGATAGCGAACTACCTTGTCTGGGCTGATGGCTTCAAGTGGGTTTTCTACCACGACGCCTACCCGGCGGCGCTTCTCGGGGCGACCAAGATGCACGATGGCGTCTGGAACCTTTTTGGGATGGGGACGGATGACTGGCAAAAAGTGTGGCGTTTGGTGACTTTGGTGGCCAAACGGGATATGATGCAGGCAGTTCTCGATGCTGGAGCGCATCGGGCACAGTGCATGTCACCGGCCAGTCACGAAGATACCCACAAGTGGCTCCGGTTCTTGGGGGCGACCCACGAGGCAGAGATGCCCAAGTGGGGAAAGAACGGCGAGGATTACATCATGTTCTCGTGGCTGAAGGAGTAAGGTCATGTGCGGCGGCAAGCCAAAGGTCGATACCAAGTACCAAGACTTCCAGATGTCCGAGGCCAAGCGCGCCCGGCGGGAAGAGGAGGAGCGTCAGGCCCGTATCAAAGCGGGCCTTGAGCGCATTGCTGCGGTGTTCGAGGGCGGGTCCTACAACCCCATCGACTATGACGCGATGGAAGCTGCGGAAGAGGCCAACGCCCAGCAGTGGGAAGAGCGCACCAAGATGGCCCAGAACATCCGCAACAACGGGACGCCTCTGACTGGCGGCATTAACGGCGGTGCGCCGGGCTACATTGGGGCAGATCGCGGCGGGGAGTTTGACCCCTACGCGAGGCGCATCAACCGCCCAAGGGGTGGTGGCGACAACGACCACGAGGGCGCGAACGCGATGTGGCCCCTTGGTCAGCGCGCCCTGAACGAAAAGATGGCCAACGCCGCTATGAAGGGCGCTACCAACCCGGCTGACTACATTCAGAAGCTGATCTTCAACACGGGCGAGACGGTCACGCACGAGGGCATGAACCCGATCCTAGACCAGCGCCGGGCTGCGATGGAGGGGTATTACCTTCCCCAGCTTGACCAGCAGTATCAGGACGCCAAGGATCAGTTGACCTTCGCTCTTGCTCGGGCGGGTCTGGTGAACTCCACGGCGGCTGGTGAAAAGCAGGCGGACCTGTCTCGGAAGATGGGCCTCGCCTCTGGTGACATCATGTCCCGTATCGCGTCTGACATCGCCAGCACGCGCTCCAGAATGAACCAGCAGCGGGCCACCATCGAGAGCGGCCTGCGCGCCTCTGGTGATGCCTCTGCGGCAGCGAACCAAGCCCTTCAGGCAGCAGTCACGTTCCGTCAGGACCAGCCCACGCTGTCGCCTCTCGGGGACCTGTTCTACGGCATCGCTGATACGGTCGGGACTGCCAAGAACGCACAGGCTGTTGCTGACATCCGCAAGAAGGCTACGCCGCCGCCGCTGACTAGCGGCAGTTCTGGCCGGGTTGTGTGGGGGAGTTAAGCCATGTGCCCACCTATTCCTGCGCTTGGGGCGCTTGGGGCCGGGGCAGGCAGCATGATCCTGCCAGCGGCCCTGTCCGTTGCTGGGGCGGTCTACAACCGGAACACCCAGAACGCGGCCATCGAGGAGCAGAACCGGCAGAACGCCCGGGCGATGCAGATCGAGGCTGCTGCGCGTGAAGCGGAGCGGGTCCGTCAGCGCGCGATGGAAGACGAGCAGGTCCTCGCGGTCAATCAGGCCCTAGACAAGAGCGACCCATCGGCCTTGAAGGATGTCGTCGCAGAGGCAGCGGCCTCGCCTGACAACGAGTTCGTGACGCAGGCCGACGAGTACAACGCTGACGCACTTCAGGGCCAGACCTCCACGGGTGAAGTCAAGGAGGCGATTGGGCAGATCATCGGGGAGCAGCTTGCTCGGACACGGGAGATGCTGCGCAACCAGTCCGTTCTAGCAAATCAGGGCGTGGGCTTCTCTGGGATGCAGGACGCTGCCGTGCGCATGGGCAGCGATGTTTCCTCGATTGGCTCGAACCGGCGGCGGTCGGCTGGTGTTGCCGGGATGGAAACGAGCATCCCCACCGCCACCGTCACGCCCTCTGACAGCATCCTTGGCGACATCCTGATGATCGGCGGCAAGGCGATGGCTGGCGGTATGTTCGGCCCGATTGGCGGCGCGGCGGCGAACGCCGGTAACGCGGCAGTCAGGGCGGCTGGCAATCCCTACTGGTGGAAGGGCATCTACTGATGGCGACCTCTCCCTACAACAACCCGATGTTCGGTCAGTCCCTTGCGGGGCTGATCGACAGCTTTGTGGGCAACCCGCAGCAGGCGGCACAGGCTGAACTGATGGCAGCGCAGGCGCTGAACGAGAACCTGACTGCGCAGTACCGGCAGGCCATCGGCGACACTGGTCTCTCCGGGGACCTATCCTCCATGATGATCCGCTCGCTTCAGGCAGGCCCTGACTACGCGAGGGTGGCCCCGACGATTGGGGACAACGCCCTGAAGTACGGCACTATGGGCTTCGGTAGCCCCGAACTGACGCCTGCACCCGGGTCTCTGGCCGACACCTTCATCCGCAACCTGATTACGCCACCGGCCCGTGGTGGTGGTGGTGGCTCATCTGGCTCTAGCCCGTCCCGTGACCTGACGCAATCGGAGGTTTCGCGCGTCTCCAAGCGCATCACGGAGGCTGGTTTCGAGGGGCAGGATGCAGTTTCTGTCGAGGCAAGGATCATGCAGGAGTGGAACACGGGCAAGTATTCCTCTCTGGAAGAGGCTGCGGCGGCGATCCTGCCTCAAGTCAGCTACACGAACACGAAAGTCGTGGATCAGAACTACGCATGGGAGCCTGAGACCGTCGATGACGGGAGTGGCTCTTGGCTTGGCCTCGCTGACGACACGCTGCTCTCCAATGTCTTCGACATGTTCCGTGGCCCCGAGATGGGGCCGGAACTTAGCCTGCCGCCCTTGGAGCAAGAGACGCCACAGCAAGGTCCTGCTTCTGGACTTCCCGAGGGGGAGACGGAGGAGAGCGTTCTGGAGCAGGCAAGAAAGGCGATCAGGGACGGCAAAGACCCTGAAGGCGTCAGGGAGGCCCTACGCGGTTACGGCATCGACCCGGGTAAACTCTGATGGCGGGTCTCTTCGATCACGTCCCGATGGCGAAGCAGAAATCGGGAGGTCTCTTCGATCACGTCCCGATGGCTGGCAATGAACCCCAGCCGACCCCGGTGATGCCTGCTGCCCCCGTGGAGCCGGTTCTGCCGCAGGGGCCTGCGTCTACCCCGGTCCCGGCTACGCCACCCGTGCCTCCCATGCCTCCCGTGCCTGCCCAGCCTGACTGGCTTCCGCCCACGCAGATGGTGACGCCGGAAGCCCCGGTCATGCCGCATGGGCCGGGTGTTGACCCCGGCCCGGAGGCGACGTGGCAGGATGACCTGAAGGCCGGTATGCTCCTGATGGAGCAGCTTGGTCCCGGCCTCAGAGCCGCTGGCGATATTGGGAGCCTGAACCGGGCGCTTGACGTTGCCGATGACGCAGAGGCGCGGCGCATCGCGCTCTTGGCTGAAGCTGACGCGCTGGAAGCTGAACTTGGGAACCTCGACCCAGAGAGCCGTGCAATGGTGGAGGACGAGATACGCCTCCTGCGTCAGCGTGCGGTCCAGATGGAAGCGACGATGAACACCACGCAGGATGAGCGCGCTATCGCTGATCTTGCTGGCGAGGCGGCTATCATCGGAGAACTGAATAAGGAAATTCAGGGCCTTCCGATTAGCGACACGGCAGTCCGCATTCAGGAGGGTGGCTGGGGCGATGCGTTCTCCGCTCTGTTAGATGACCCTATTGGTGCCATGCGGACGTTCGGCCTGCGGTCTCTGCCAGCGTCAGCGCCATCCATTGTCGGCGGCGTTCTTGGTCAGCTTGTGGGTGGCCCTGTCGGCGCGGCCATTGGCGGCGGCGCTGGCGGGTTCGGTGTCGAGATGGGGCTTTCCGTTTCTCAGGATGTCGCGGAGGCCCTTGGCGAGGCAGGTGTCGATGCGACCAACCCGGAGGCGGTGGAGAACTTTGCCCTGCAAAACCCGGAGGTCTTCGGGGATGTCGTGACGCGGGCGCTTGTCAGGGCTGGCGTCATCGGTGCCGCTGACGCCGTGACTATGGGCATCTCTGGCTCCGTCGCAACGGCCCTGCGCAACTCTGGCAAGGCGGCTCGCATTGGTGGCGCTGCCGCGACGGGTACTGTCGTTGAGCCTTTTGGCGAAATGGCGGGCGAACTTGGCGCGCAGGTCGCCACGGGCGATGAAGTCAGGCCGGGCGAAGTCATCGCCGAAGGTATCGGTGGCCTGACGCAAGGTGGCCCGACCGCTGTCGGTCAGACGATTGCCGAGGGCTTCAGAAACCCTGACGTGGTGCGGGCCTTCGAGCAATGGGCGAGGGGTCTGGACGCGATGCAGCCGCCCCCAGCCGAAGCTGTCGCTGCACAGGAATTGCGCCTCGACCGCCCATTCGGCGGGACGGAATTGCAGATGACCCCTGCGCAGCCCATCCCGCCCGCTGTGGACGAGACGCCAATAATCGCCCCGCCGGTAAACCCTGTTGTTCCTAACAGCGAAGAGGAGCCGCCAGCGCAAGATGCCGAGCCGCAGACGCCCGCCCCGGAAGCGCCCATCCCGCAAGCTGAAGAGCCTGTGGCTCGCCCGGCTCCGGCACAAGCAGTCCCGGTGGAGGGGACGCCTGTACCGGCACCTCCGGCTCCGCAAAAGCGTCCTCTGACTAACGTGGTGAAACGCTACCTCCCCATCGACCCGACCGGGCCGGTGGGGCAGGAACTTCAGTACATGGGTGTCACGCCTCGCACAGCGCCGGGCCTGTTCCGGCGCGGTGGGTACATGGACCTCGACAACATCGTTGCCTCAGAGTACGCGGACCTCGATGAACTGGTCGGGCGCGATGACACCGGCATGTACCTGAACCAGCAGAACATCGTCCAAGCACTGATTGACGAGGCGCAGGGTCGCCCGTGGCAGACCGCAGAGCAGAAGGCGGTCCAGCGTGCGTGGGATGACTACCACAACATGGCCAACGAGGCGCGTGACGAACTCGCCCGGAACCGTGTTGTCGGCGACTTGGACGAGCGCCGTGACTTCGTGCCTTTCCCCGAGCAGGACATCACCGCCGGGACCGAAGAGCGGTATCGCCGGATCGAGACGGCGATCAACATGGTCGAGCAGGAGATGCAGGTCAGGCTGACTTCCGTCGAGCGCAGGCTTATACAGGAGCAACTGGATCGCGAGGGCGGCTTCGTCGAGGACGCCATCGCTGACGCCATTACGAGGAGCGTTCTGAATGCAGAAGCCGGAGAACCAATCGTCCCCGTTGACACAGTTGCGGCAGCGGTCAGAGGCGGTGCTGAACGACCCGGGCAGCAACCAGTACAGCCGCCAGCAGGCGAGGCGGGCGCTGGCGCTCCTGCGCGGGCTGGAGAACCGCAGAGGCAAGGCACCGCAGAAGGCGGGGCAATCGACATCACCCCAGAGGGCGAACAACTCGTAATTCCGGGCGCGGAGCAGATCACCGACCGGGAACGTGCCGAGCGCAAGCAGCAGGAAGCGAAGCGTGGCGGCGATGCGCCCCCGCCTGCCGGTGGGCTGTTCGATGATGACGCGCGCAATCAGGACGATCTGTTTGCGCAGCAGCCAACCGAAACAACCGAAACACCCACGGAAACCGATACACCCCCCGCAGAGGCTCCTCGCGGCAGGACATTCCGTGCCCTCCTTAATGGCATCGAGACGACTGCTCGCAAGCGGGGCGGGCGCTGGATGGTTGGCGGTGACTTTGACACGAACGGCGCTTTGATCGAACTGGAGCGTGACGGACGGCCCGCATGGTATGCGTTGAAGGGCAACCGTCTGGTGTTCCAAGATTGGGTCAGCCCGAACGACCGTGGCCGTGACTTGGAGCAGGAGGCCGAGCCTCGCGGCGAGGTGGAAGCTGGCATTACCGCTTGGGAAGAGCCGATCAGCAGGGCCACGGAAGATGGCGGGACAGAGGTCATCCCAGAGGTTCTGGAGGAGTACGAGCGGAACCCTGTGAACTTCGTTGCGCGCCGCATCCTGTCTGACCTTGCGCCGAGCAAATACGGCGGCAAGAGAACGCGCGAGGCCCTACAGCGGAACATTGGTAGCCCGGTCCCGGGAGAGGTGAACCACTCTGACGCTATCATCGACGCCGCTCTGGATGGGCTGATCGACCGTGGCCTTATCACCAAGAGCGGCCAATCCTACATGCTGGCCGAGGCACCGGCGCAGGATGCGCCGGTCACTCTCACTGACGAGAAGCTGACTACTGCGCGGCAGGACCCGGAAGAGGGTCCATACACCGACCTGACCTTCAGCGACGGGCGCACGGCCCGCATCGCCCGCCTCGATAGCGGAGAGAGCGGCGGTCTTGCGGGGTGGCACCGCGTCGATGGGGAGTATGGCATCGGCCTTGGGAACAACAGCTACCTCGCCGACAGGAAAGACGAGGCGATAGCGAAGCTGACTGAGTGGATGAACGAGAACCCACAGTCAGGCAAGAAGACCCCCAAGGACGAAGGCGGCACCCTAGAGGAGCGGGGCGCTGACGCCGGGGCGCGTATTGGTCGCCGCCCGCCCGGCAAGTTGTCGCCCACGTTCCTGCACTTCTCGTTCAACAACAGGCCATCCGTCTTCCAGTCAGCGTTGCGTGACGCGGGGATCGACCCGGAGGAAGCGCGCCTGATGGACGTGGACGAGCAGGTGCGGCGGATCAGCGGGATGATCGAAGAGAAGTTTGGCGTCAAGATCGAACTCCCGACGCAAACCTACCTGAAGCGCAACATCGTGGGCCGAAAGGTGAAGGTGACGAAGACCTCGATCACCAACCGCGAGGCGCTGGATCAGCTTCTCGACGCCTACCAGAATATGTCGATGCTGGCCCACGTCATGGGCGTACCCGAGACTGCCATCGGCCTGCCGATCAAGGGGGAGGGCATCACCCTTTCCCTCGTCAGCACGGGGCGTCTGCGCGGCGCTCTTGGCATGTTCTCGTGGGGCAACGGGGCGCGGTCGATCACCCTTCCGGGGCGCTCGAACTCGTTTGCGCACGAGTGGGGGCACGCTCTGGATCACTACCTGAACAACGTCATCAACAAGCCTTCGTGGAAGCACATGATTACCCGGAGCCAGTCAGCGAAGGGCATGACGCGGCTGTACCCGGAGAACACCCCCAAGGCGATGCTGACCGAGGCATTCGCCCACGTCATCTGGGCCATGTACGGGGATCGCTCCAAGGTGGCGGCTCTGGCGCTGGAACTTCAGGTGCGCGCTGCGAAGACCGACCCTGACGGCCAGCCGACCAACGACGCCAAGCGCGCCATCGACATGCTGAAGAACATGGAAGACGGCACGATGCCGCCGCGTGACTTGGCTTCCCAGTACCTCGTGACTTCCGAGAACTTCGACGAAGCCATGAACGCTGGCGGGTATTTCGTCGATCCGGCAGAGATGTTCGCCCGTGCGTTCGAGGCTTGGGTGGGGCGATCCGTGGCCGCTGTGTCTGACTTGCCACAGAGTTTCCTGTCCAAGGGGCAATGGGCCTACGACGACACGAACGACAGACGCCTCGCCAATACTTTCCCGAAGGGCGGTGACGCTGACCAGTTCGCCATTGCCATGACGAAACTCAGCGGGGCGCTGTCGTCAGCCAATATGTTCGGCGAGGAAGCGCCAGCGCCTGCCCCAACTGACGTGGTGATCCACAAGCCGCAGGAACTTCTGAAAACGAAGCCCGGCAAGGGCCTGACGCAGCGAGAGGCTGACGAAATCAAGAGCGCCCTTGGGCGACTGAAGGCATTTCTGAAGGCCAGCACTTCCCGCGAAGCCTATGTGCAGGGGTTCAAGGGGCTTCGGACCTTCTACCAGACCGTCATCAGCACGGGCGGTCACGCGATGTACATGGTCGCTCTGCGTCAGGAGAACGCCAAGGCACGGGACGCCCTGATGAACATCGTCCGTCAAGTTGCCAAGGTTTCCCCGGGGAGGGGTATCTTCCAAGGCTCGATCTACCAGCAGGAACTGGAGCGCAAGGCCAAGCGCCGCGTGATGATGGTTTCCAACGCGGTCAAGGAACACTTTGGCGGGCTTCGCCTGAAGAAGGATGACCTGCGGGTGGTCCGGTCTCTGCTGATCGGGGAGCGTGTCCAGTCAAATGACAAGCAGCGTGCGCTGGCTGGCGACCTGCGTCAAATCCTGAACGAAATCTGGTACGAACTGAAGGAGGCTGGCGTCAAGGTCGGCTACGCCAAGGACTTCCTGCCGTACATCTACGACAAGGCGCGCATTGACGCGGACCCCCAGACCTTCAAGCGCAAGGCACGTCAGGTCTACCGGCTCCTGTTCCAGCGGGAGATTATCGAGAACGGCGACCCGGAGACGCAGGCCAAGGACATCTTCGCGCTCCTGAACGGCACCCAGACTGAAGAGGGCCTTCTGAAGGCGACCAAGGCAACAAGCGAGGGAGACCGCGCCCCTAGACCGTACCTCGATGAAGACGACATGAAGCTGGTCGATGACTGGCGTCGTCTTCGCGGCCAGCTTCGTGACATGGAGCGCAAGCTGAAGCGTGGCGAGTACGTTGACGAGGACGCCGCCCGGGAGCGCATTGCCGCCAAGCAGGAGGAGGTTCAGGAGGCGCTTGACGCCATGATGCCCATGCTTCAGGCGCGCTACGCCGAGGCTGCGACGGATCGCTGGTACATCCGCCTTGGCGTCGGCCAGCTAAATGACTTTGAACACATCGGGCCGAACTCCTCCTTCCTGAAGGGGCGCGTCCTCCCGAAAGAAACGGGCGCGATCCTGAGTGAGTTTATGATCGAAGACCCGATTGACCTTATCTCTGGCTATGCCTTCTCGGCGGCTCGCATTGCGGAGTATGCCAAGCGGTTCGGGGCGAAGCACGAGAAGCTGGAGAATATGCTGGAGGCAGCGCGTGACGCCGGGACCTCGACCGAGGACCTAGACTTTATGAAGAAGGCGGTGCAGGCGGCTACCGGCAGAATGGTGCCAAGCACGAGTGGCTGGTCGAAGATGCGTCAGATCACGTTCACTCTCGGCAACCTGTCGATGCTCGGCCTTGCGACCTTCACGTCGCTTTCGGAGAGCGCCGTCGCTGGCATGAGAACGGGGCGCACCCGTGACGGCCTCTGGGCCTTCGTGGAGGCTGCTCGCGCACTTCGCAGGGGTCGGCGAGAGGAACTGAAGGACCTCGCCTCTGTGGTCGGCCTGATCGCTCCATACACGATGGAGACGGTCATGGAGAACCGCCTGAGTGCTGACGCCCTCGACATGCCAAGGTGGATGCGGGAGACGGTTGGTCGGTTCTTCATCGCTAACGGCCTGACGCCGCTCACGCAATTCCAGCGCACAGCCATGACGCCGGTTGCCCACGCCACGATCCTGCGCCTGCTTCGCGACAACGTGCGCGGCAAGCGGACGGTCAACTCTCGGCTTCGCGATGTTAGTGCTGGCGGCAAAGGGCAGTTTGCGAACAACGAACTGAACGAACTGGGCATCAGTCAGGACTTCAGGGAGGACCTGCTGTCTTGGATCGAAAGCCTCGACGGCCTGCCACAGGTCGATGACATGTATGCGAACGATGGCTCGCTGCACCCGGCGGCGGAACTCTACGCCCGCGCGCTGTCTCGTCTGGTCGAGGAAATCATCCAGAACCCCCTGAAGACTGACCGCCCGATCCAAGCGAACCACCCTGACTACGCGGCGCTCTACGGGATTATGAGTTTCATCGACGGCTTCACCCGGAATGTTCTCCTGCGGAACCTGTACCGGGGCGTCAAGTCAGAGGATCGCTGGCATGTGGCTGGCGTCAAGATGACTTACAACACGGCCCTCGCGGCTGCTCCGTTCGGCGTTCTGCTGGCGGGGCACATGCTGACTACGATCCTTCGGGAGGCCCTGCTGAACGAAGACAAGTGGGACGAACTGGAGGAGGAAGGCGAACTGGAAGAGTGGCTGTTCAAGCGTGCGTTCTTCCGCACCGGCATCACCGGACGCCTCGACCCGCTGATCCAGATGGGCGTCGGCATCAAGTACGAGCGTGACCTGACTGCAATCACGGCAGGCCCGTACCTGTCCTACCAGATGCAGAACATGCAGAGGATTTACGCGGCGTTTGCCGGGCGGAACTCGGACAACACGAACACGGCAGAGTACAACGCGATGCGGGCTGCTTACTCTCTGCTTGTTCAGCCGCTTGCCAACATTGCGCTCTCGAACCTTGGCCCGATGGGGCCGCTCTCCGTCAACATCCTGACGCGGCCAGCGATTATCAACGCCAGCGCCTACGACAGCAGCGCCAAGTTTGCCGAAAGTCTCGTCGGCGAGAAGGGCACCCAGTACGACAAGGCCGGAATACCCACCCCTTGGTGGGAACTCGGTGACTGAATTGGTGCGTTTGGCGTCAGGAATTGATATAGATCAAGGAAATGGCGGTGGACGAAGAGTTGAAAGCCCGGCTTATCAAGCTGGAGACGCGGTACGAAGAGGCCGACAAGTTGCGCGAGCGTATGGCTTCGCAGCTAGATGAACTCGTCGCCGACTTGCACCAGCGCAGGGGCAAGGATGCCTTTGCGCGGGTGGGTCACAGGGAAGAGCGGGAGGACGCATGGCAGCGCAACGCATGGGTTCGTGCGTTCCTGCCTACAGGGATTTTCACCGGCATCTGGATATGGGTCCTTGATATCATCAGGGATGTCTGGAGTGGGCAATGATGGAAGAAGTGGCAATCGCCAACACCGTCGCCAAGGCTGCTGACACGCTCATCAGTCAGGGCATTCTCGGGGCGCTGCTGGTCGTCTCGATAGCCGCCAACGCCTTCTTGGTGTGGCGGCTCGTTAAGTGCTGGCAGCATCAAGCGGGGTACGACAATGCGGGCAATTAATCGCGCCATCATCCACTGCGCCGTCACTCCTCCTGACTGGATGGAGGGGCAGTCGGTGGAGGCGAAGAAAGCCGCCATCGACAAGTGGCACAAAGATCGGGGATGGAAGGGGTTTGGCTATCACTACCTGATCGACCGAGACGGCAAGATCGCGGAGGGTCGCCCTCTCTCGGAGGTGGGCGCGCACGCCAAGGGCCACAACGCCGACAGCATCGGCATCTGCCTCGTCGGCGGGCACGGCGGCTCTCGGAACGACCTCTTCACAGACCACTACACCACGGCCCAGTCACTGGCCCTTCGCACGCTGATCGAGGAGTTGCAGAAACTCTACGGCCCGCTGGAGGTCATCGGCCACAATGACGTGGCCAACAAGGACTGCCCGTGCTTCGACGCGAAGGCGTGGTGGGGGCAGAAGCCTCCCCGGAAGATTACCGAAAGCACGACGCTACGGGCGGCAGGTGGTTCTGCCGTTGGCGTCGTTGCCTCCGCAGTCACGGCGCTCTCCCAACTGGACGAGCGCGCACAGTTCGCCGTGGTCATCGGGACTGCCGTGGTTCTTCTCATGCTTGGGTGGATTGCCCGCGAGCGTATTCGCAAGTGGTCGGAGGGCTGGAAATGATTGGCCGCTGGCTGGGCATGGGGGCGCTGCTGGGCGTCATTGGCCTCGCGACCTACTCCCTGCACCTAAGCAACCGCAACGCCGCCCTGCGTGCCTCTCTGGAGCGCGCAGAGGCATCCCTGAAGACGTGCAGCGCGCGTCTTGTGAATATCCTTGAAGACGTGGAGAGCGATAATGAAGTGGACAACTGGGGCGATCTGCGCCGCGTTCCTGACGGCTGGCTGTTCGATCCCGCAGGCAGTGACCTGCCCGAGCGACCCTGAATACCTCTGGCCCGACTGCCCCGACCGTGGGGGCGATGAGAGGCCGGTCAGAGCGGCGCTGGCCGATCTGGCACCCGAGACCTCCCCGAGACCGAAACCCCGGCCCAGTCCGCCCTCTGAGCCGGTCTCAGAGCCTGCCCCGCAGAACCCGGGCAACGACAGCCCCGTGGGCGAGGCCCCCTACGATGGCGAGAAGGGCGAGGAGCCTAAGAAATGCCACAAGTGCAAGCACTGGCACTGACCCTGATGCTGGCCGCGTGCGCGAAGCCCGTGCCCGTGGTTGAAGAGGCGCTGTTCTGCGACGTGGAAGAGAAGAGGCGCTTCTCTCAGGAGGAACTTGACTGGCGTGCGGAACATGCCCCTTGGAACCTCCGCCGTGACTTCAAGACCAACCTGACTTGGGAAAGGGAATGCGAAGATGGAACAGATCAAGACGTGGCTGAAAGCTAACAAGCGGAATGTCGTCCTCGCAGCCTTCGCCGTGATCGTGGTGATCGCTGTCGTGGATGCCATCGTCGGGTGACGCCATGCTGTCCCCTGAAGAGATCGAGGCTTGGGAGTTCACCGACGAGCAGAGGGCGAACGCCGAGGCATTCGAGAGAGTGAAGTCGCGGGCGCGCAAGGGCGTGACTGACTTCAGGCTGGTCATGCCGATGGAGGAGCGTGCAGTCGTGGCGCACGCGATGCTTCTGGAAGAACTTTTGTCGATGACCACTGACGCGCTGGCAGAAATGTACCAGCAGCAGGAGGAGGCCCGCCGTTGGGCGGTGGGCGTCTTCGACAGGCACGGCAATCCTTCGGAGTAGCCCGATGATGACGCCAGACCAGAGGGAGGTTTGGGACCTCTACAAGCAGGGCCTTTCCCACAGGCAGATCGCCGACAAGCTGGGGAAGGCCCACTCGACCGTGACTGAACTCCTGAAGCGTGCGCGCAAACATGCGTACCTAGAGGAGAACCCGGGGATTGCCGACGCCCTGACGCGCACAGGCATCGACCCCGGGAGCGCGCGCTTCGGGTACAGGCGCGTCCAAAATGATGACGGTTCCTTCGATACCGTCATGTGGCGGATGGAGGAAGAGGAGGCCCGTGACTACGCAGAGGCGCTGGCCGACGCCTTCAGCGGCATCAAGCCCATGAAGCCCGTCAAGGCCCCGCTGACTACGCTGCGGGACTTCTGCACGCTCTATCCCTACACGGACGTTCACGCCGGGATGCACGCTTGGGGCAGGGAGACCGGCGGTCAGGACTACGATCTGGATCACTTCCGGCATGACGTGGCAGTCAGCTTCGCCAAGCTGGACGCCATGACGCCGAACGCCACTCAGGCCCTGCTCATCCTGAATGGTGACACGTTCCACTCGGACGATGGACACGAGACCCCGGAGAGCGGCCACAAGGTAGACACCGATGGGCGCATCGCGAAGGTCTTGGACACTGGGCTGGAGGTGTTCGTTGATCTTGTAGTCAGGCTTCTCGGGAAGCACGAGAGCGTCAGGGTTCGCGTCATGCGAGGCAACCACGACAAGCATAGCCACCTAGCCCTCTCGATGGGCCTCCGGTCCTACTTCCGGCTGGAGCCACGGGTGATAGTGGAGGACGTAAAGCTGGACCTGTTTCAGTTCCAGTGGGGCACGTCAGCGATCTTCGCCCATCACGGGGACAAGGGCAGCAACTCGCCGGAGCGTCTGGTCATGTATATCTCTGACGTGTGCAAGTTCTGGAGCGAGACCCGGCATCGGTATGTGTTCACGGGGCACGTCCACCATCAGCGCGTCAAGGACTTCGGGGCGATCCAGTTCGAGAGCCTTCGGTCTTTCTGCCCCCCTGACGCATACGCCGCCGGGATGATGTTTTCCCAGCGGCGCGCTGTTCAGGCCCTGACGTTCCACAGGACAGATGGCCTAGTCATGCGGGCTGTGGACCCGCTTGAACACCGTTAGTCGTAGCACCAGCCGAGTTCTTCGGCGATGGTCTTCTTCGTCGGCGGGATCATGTAGAACCTGCGCCCGGCCTTAATCTGGTCGGCCCGCTTGGCGTAGGTCATTGACGCGATGGTGCCCTCCTTGTGCATCTGCCGCAGCAGGTAATCGACGCGGCAGAAGTAGGGATCGTGCTTGAGTTCGGCGTGGCTCGTCGCATCGTCGCCAGTAAGCCAGCGGTAGACAGCGATGGTCGAGACGGGGAAGATGATGTCTTCAAGAGCCGTATACACCACGCGCTCGGTGACATCCTCTATTGCGTATTCCACAATATCGTCGCACTCTGCGTCAGAAGGAGCCTCGTCATGGTGGCTACCTTCTCTCTCGGCGGGCGGCTCCACAGCGGGGTCGCCCGTTTCTTCATCCTCGAACGGGAACGCGAAGATGCAGAAGAGGGGCGTGTCAGTGGTCAGCCCTTCAGCGTAGCGGCTGTTGGGAATGACCTTGGCGTCAAACTCGTCACCCTCGCGGAGTTTGATAGCCTCGATGACGCTACCGGGGACGAAGCAACGGTCCCCAGTTTCAACGCAGATGCCAAAGCCGCAGCCTCCGGGCAGGATGCGAGTAAGGAGGAGCGTGCGCTCGTTGACGATACGGTCGTGACGGTCAAGCATGTGTTTTCCTTTCGTTCACAGTTCATGTTGCTGGGTTACAAAGCTACCAATTACCCCACTATTTGGTGCCCGGATTAGTGCCCGGATACCAAATTCGCTATTCGCTTGCGGGGGGAGAAAGTCTCGTATAGTCAGGGACTTGGAGACGTGGCCGAGTGGTCGAAGGCGCTCCCCTGCTAAGGAAATATTCGGTGCGTTTGTGGTACTGGCTTTGGCCTCGACGCCCGTTTTCGCGGGCTGATTTGGTGAAAGCTGGCACCAAACCAGTGCCCGAATGGGGCACTCGGGCACCCTGCCTTCGTAGGCCAAAACCACCAAGTCAGACATGGCTAACTACCGTAAATTCGTTGAAGTCGATTTCGCAGACAGGCTCTTGGTCCGCGCTGTCGCCACGGTCAGTGCGCCCGCCGTGGACGACAGGGTATGGCGGGTTGATGCGGTGCGAAAGGATGGCGTCATCAAGCGCCGCCACCAGTATGACCGGCAGTCCTGTCGCTCGCAGAGAGGTCAGGGAAGCAATCTTCCCCAGCCCGATGTGCAGCGTCGGGTACTGCCCCATCTTGATCTTCCGTCTTTTCACTTCGATCAGCGCCTTGGCTTCGCTGCCCCTGTAGGCCACAAGATCGCATGGATACATCCTCGGGAGTTGGCGCATGTCGCAGCGCCACGCCCTTTCAAGAGCCAGAGCAACATCCCGCTCGTTGGCCCTGTCCTGCTGCGTCTCGTAGACTGGTCGGTTCATATGCCCCTCGCCTCTGCGATGCCGAGCAGTTCGTCGGCGGTGTGGTGCCGGTAGACCCTGTAGATCGTCCGCAAGTCAGTCGCAGTCAGCTTCGACACGTCACCCGGGGGGACGCCCTGACGCAGCATCGACGTGATGGCGGTGTGCTTCAGAACGTGCGGCGTCACCCACTCGTAGCCGATGCTGCGCATGAATGCCTTGAAGACCTTGGGCGTGTTGCGCTCGCAGACCCAGCCACCGCCTTGGAAGGCGGCAGACAGGTCATCGCGGATCGTGCGTGTCATAGGCACCACCGGGCGGCGCTTGCGGTTCGTGGGCTTGCCCGGGACGTTGAAGTTGATGGTGTTGGTCACGAAGTTCACCATCGCCCCGTCATAGCGCAGGTCCATGATCGCGCCACGCCGCACCCCGTAGGTCAGGGCGAGGCGGGTGAAGATGCGGACACTGACTGGAGCGTCGTGGAGAGCGTCCAGAACCTCGCGCTCCTGTTCAGCAGTCAGCCACAGGTCCCGCACGGCGTCGTCGGACGGCTTCTCGAACCGGAAGGGGCGGTTGGCCCGGATCAGGTCCTTGCGCAGCGCCCAGTTCAGCACGGCTTGCAGCGCCACTATCTCGCGCCGGATGGTCGATGGCTTGACCTTCTTCGGCCCGTACTGCCCACGGGACCGGGCGCGGCTGTAGGACTGCACGTCAGCGTCACTGATGGACGCGGCAGGGGCTTCACCAAAGGCACCAACTGGCGCACGAAGAACGCGCCTGTCCGTGATTTCGTTGCCCCTCGGGCGGGAGTGCTGGCGAATGTAGATTTCCACAACGTCAGCGAAGGAACGCTGGTCGCGATCAATGTCCACGGCTCGCAGGGTCAGAAACTCGGCCAGCGCCTTCTCGGCGTCACCACGGTTCTTTGCGCGCGAGGAGCGGCGGCGTGACCGCCACTCCCCGTTGCGCAGTTCCGACCACTTGATTTCGTAGAAGCCGTGTTCGTTCGGCTCCTTGGAAAGTCGAGGGAAGGTTCTCATATGTGCGGCCTCACAATCTGGATCACATCAAGGGCAACATCGGTAGGCAGGTCCACGTCGAGCGTCAGGTGGCTCGTTGACTTGCCCTTCGGTTCGAGGGTGACGCCGGAGCCAACGCGCTCTGTCGGGTCCTCGCTCGGGAATAACTCGGCGTAGGGAACCCCAAGCGCCTCCGCGATCATTATTCTGGTAGAGTGCGTCGGGTACGTTTGGCCAGCCAAGTACCGGCCAAGCGTCTGCCGGTTTCGCGCGACCGTGTAGCCGCGCTCGTCTACCATTTCTCCCCAAACCTTTCTGGCCAGATCGGCCTTTGTCATGTGCTTCTCGTCCAAGAGCCTCTGTAGTCTCGACGGGAACGCCTTGTCTTTTTTATTGATCTTTGGCATGTGCCCCGGCGGCGGTGAGCCGCCCCCCCTTTGGTGGTTGTGTCCTACAAGATGCGCATCCCCCGCCCGCATGTCAAGATGAAATGCTTTTGCCCGGCCCCATGTGCCGCTCGACGGTGATGGTTTTATATCCGCTGCCGTGGCACTCCCAGCACTTCTCCCAAGTCGTCTTGCGCTGGTAGCTGTCGTAGTCTCCAAGAATGCCCTCGCCACCGCAGCGGCGGCAGTAGTCGCTCTTGTCCGTGATGGTCTCAGTCATCGTTCAACTCCCTCTTGTACTTCCGCGCCGGTCGGAACTTGACAAGCCGTGTCGGAGGCAGGGTGACTACCTCCCCCTTGATCGGGTCGTACCGCTCAAACTCTGGGCGGATGTGGACCTCGAACGTGCCGAACCCGCGCACAACGGCGCGGCCCCCGCTGTTCAGGACCTCGATCACGTCAGCGATGCGAGCGTTCGTGTTCATGTTGACGCCCTCGGTCATATCAACTCCCCCTTCGGGTCCATTACCTTCAGCAGCCCCATCTCCAGCCAGCGTGACTGGGTTTCGACCAGCGCCTCCACAATCCGCCTGTGGTAGGCGTGGGGGTACTGCTCCATGATAATCTCCACGTTCCGGTCCCTCCCATCGAGGAGGTCGTGGCACCTGTGGCACGCGAACACCGCAGCGATGTCGCTTGACTTGGTGCCCATGCCAGAGCCTGACGTTCTCAGGTGAGCCAGAACAACTGTGTCATCCCCGGCGCATCTCTGGCCGGGGACGAACGATGCGATGCGGAGGGAGCATGTCTGCCCCTCCGCTGACTTCCTTAGCAGCTTCGACTTCACCTTCATGTCAGGCACCGAGCGGTGGGATGTAGACACACAGGACATGCCGCCACGGGTTCAGGCAGACGTGGTAGTTATTGTCCTGACTTTGGCGCAGTCGCGGGTTGCCGTGTTCGACGAACCGCTCGATCCGCTCCTGTCCCTCGGCGAGCATCGGGTGGGTGCCCGGCTCGACCACCACCAAGAAACCGCCCTCGACAGCCTTGACTGCGCTGGGGTCTACCGGGGCACAGTCACGATCAGAGCAGCACGCCGCGTCGTACCACTCGTGAGCGTTGGCCTTGCTTGGGATGATCGCGAACACCAGCAGCGTCAGCATGATCCAGAGGCAGGCACCGATGATGACTGCGGGGATGATGTACCAGCCGGGCCTCATGCCGCATCCTCCGCCGCTCTACGGGCCTCGAACCAGCCCCCGGCCCAGTTGGAGAACTCCGGGTTGGACCTGTAGGGGTTGGCCTCGTACTCCTCGCCGCTCTGGAACGCCTTGACGCCCTCGGAGAACTGATCGTCGCCGGGGAACACAAGGTCCTGCTCGAACTCAGGCAGCGGCTCGTCCACCGGCTCGTCACTGCCCTTCGCTCGCTCCACAGCCAGCCGCTCCAGCCTCTCCTGCGTCGTCTCGGGCGGCGTCACGTCCTTCATGGGGACCTCTTGGAAGGTCGGGTCAGCGGTGACGCGGTTGTAGTCCTCGGTGGACATGGGCAGTCGCTTGCAAAGCGCCCTGACTGCCGTCTTCCGGGCCATCTCGTCGTACCAGTCCTTCCAGATGCCGGTCGGGCTGTCCCCCCTCTGGTTCGGGGATGCCTTGCGGCGCTTCTCGATCTGTTCGAGCGTCATCACCTCGATTTCCTGCGTGCCGTCCTTCAGCTTGGCGGCAGCGTAGGCCCCGATGACTTCACCGCCGCGCTTCAAGGCATTCAGAGGGGTGCCGTCATCGTTGATGTGATCCCAAGTGCGCGCCCCGTCCACGATCCTGAAGATGATCTGCTCGCCCTCGTACACCACGTCATCCCAAAGGGACGCGACCTGCCCTGAGTTGCGGGCGATCTTGCGGAGGCCCGACACCATAGGCTGGGCCTGTGCCTTGCCGCCGTAGATGACAATCGCCGCTTCCCGCCCGTCAGGCATAAGCCCTGCGCCAGCGATATGACGCAGCGCCGTGAACACGCTCTCCGGCGTGGCGTTCCTGAGTTGCGGGTTGGTTTGGAACGCCACGATAGCGGCGTTCCTGAACTGCTCCGGGTTGACGGTCGAGGGGAGAGCCAAGTCACCCTTCTCCAGCATCACCCCAAGCGTCCGTTTGAAAGTCGTAACGTCAGTACCCATTGGTTTTCTCCTCTATGGGTGCCAAAAGCACCAATTCAGTCAGCAGAATTGGGGAACATCCCCGCAGCCTGTTTCTCCTGAAGCTGCTCCGCCTCGTAGGCAGAGGTGTAAGTCAGGATGTTATCGGCTGGCCCGGGCCAGTGGCCCGTCTTCATGCACTCGGCGAACTGGTCAAGCGCATGACGGACCTTCAGCCTCGCCCAGTACAGCGCGTCGTAGTCAACCTCTACAGGCATGACGTGATACGGAGGCCCCTTGTAGACGAAGATCAGCACGGCGCTTCGGCCCGCGTATTCTTCAGCGGTAAAGGGAACCCCGACCACCTTCTCCAAGGCAATCGTCGCCAAGCCAAGTTGCATGTCATAGCCCCTCTTGCGCACGTCACGAAGAAGCAGGGCCGGGTCCTTCTGCCGCGTGGTCTTCAGGTCCGCGAAGTCACCAGTCGAGGCAAGCACGTCGAGGCGCGACTTCAGCCACACCCCTGTCTTCTCGTCCTGCCAGATGAATGACTGCTCGACCTGCCCCTCCAGAAGCAGCGGCACGATTGGGTGCGCCTCCATCACCCGAGCCATGCGCTCGATGTGCGTCAGGTCCGCGTAAGACAGAAGGTCTCTGCCAGCCGCCTCTGCTGCGAAGGCGTCCCAGAAGTCAAACCGCTCCTTCGCGCTGTCCGAAACGCGGCCTTGCAGACGGGCAGAGATTTGTGCGGTAGTGGGCTTCGGTGGCGCATCAATCGGAACAACGGCAAATTTTTCGCTGAACACCTCGTCGCCCAGCAGTAGCGCGTGCGCCGCCCGTCCGAATGTGAAGGCATCGCTCCCCTCCCTCTCGTACCTGTCCTCGTTCAAGTCACTGTAGGCCCAGAAGTCAGCCGGGCTTTCGTGGTAGATCGTGCGAAGGCCAGTCGAAGAAATCGACGGGCCAAGGCAGGGCTGCGCGTGATACCAGTCCATCGACATGGAGTAGATACCGTCTTCGGTGACGACCTCGCCGTCCTGAATGTTGATCGGCTCCATCAGTGCAACCTCGCAGGGCGCTCGTCGCCCTCCTCGTCAACCAAGCCCACGGTCGCGCCAGCATCGTCCCTTCCCCGCGCCTCGTTGCGCCGCCGGTCGATGCGGCCAATCAGGTGGGCGAGCCACTTTATGTATTCCACCTTGTCGTCAATATCGACGCACTGGGTGCAGTACAGCATGGCGTAGGCATCCCCGATTACACACATCGGGCAGTCGCCATCATCCCTTCCGGCGATCAGCGCCTCGCGAATTACCCTGTCAAAGCCAGCGATTTCATCGGGCTTATCCACGAAGAACTGGTCAACGTCCTCCAGCAAGTCCGACAGCGCCGCGCGCATCTCGGCGTTCAGTTTCTTTCCCATCTTTCACCCCGTTGAATTTCAGTGTGACACGATAATGCACGGGCTTGGCCGGGCAGGCAACACCAAACCAACCAATCCGACCCAAAAAAAGTGGTGGTGCGTTTGGTGCGGGTGGTGCTATGTATGTCGTTATGAAACACATCCTTGATATTTACGGCCTGTGGCCGTCGATAGGTGAGATGGCTCGCGACCTTGACGAGGCCCCGAGCGAACTCCTTAGCCGCCGGGAGGACGGGGACCTGCCCGATCCCCGGCATGACAACCGTATCCTGATGCGCGCCATCTATATGGGGAAGTATCTCCGGCAGGCCCACCTGACTGAGATGCGCAGGCGCAGGCAGATGCGGCCCTTCGCTGACGAGAGGCGGGAGGTCATAGGTGAGTTTTTTGACGCGGCTGGTGGCTTGAGCCTGCTCGCGCACAAGGTCGGCTCGACACCAAACGCTCTGCGGGTGGCCAAGAACAGGGCGCGCTTGCCTCGCAAGCTGAAACACGAGTTGATGACTATCGCCCAGCAGATCGACTACCCGCTGGACGACGAACTGTTCGAGGCCCTGTAATGGGGGAGGTGTATATCCCCGAGTTGGAGCAGGCAGTCATCGGCGCTGTCCTGCTCGACAACGAACTCATGGCAGCGGGCGTCGGGGTCAAGGCAGATTGGTTCCATGACCCGGGCCATCGGGAAATCGTGGAGGCTGTATCCCGTCGCATCGCTGATGGGCGGGAAGCCACCATGCACAACATTGCGTTTGACTTGAAGGCATCGCGCGCCGTCGAGGCCCTTGGCGGATCAGCGTATCTCGCCAAGCTGCTGGGCACGGCATCCCGGGCAGGCTTCAAGGATAACCTGATCGAAGTCAGGAACCTGTGGGTTAGGCGCACCCTGTCGCAAGAACTGCGACAGTCGCTGGAGAGCATCGAGAACTTTGACCAGTTTGCCGGGGTCGAGGATACCATCTCAGGGCTGGAGAGAACTGTCGCAGAATTGGCGACGGTCACGTCACACCAGCCGCTGGTCGAAGGCGCAGAAGATGGCCTGCTTGGCGCTCTCCGCCAGTCTGCGGACGCCGTGAATGCTGGGGGCGTCGTTGGTCTATCGACGGGCATCGGCAAGCTGGACACCCTGATAGGTGGGTTCGGCCCCGGTGACATGATTACGCTGGCCGGGCGTCCGTCGATGGGCAAGACAGCCATCGCCCTGACTATGGCGTGGCGCGCTGCCATGTCTGGCAAGGGCGTGTTCTTTGCTTCGCTGGAAATGCAGAAGGAACAACTCTGGCATCGCTTCCTTGCCTTCGCGACTAATGACGAGGGCAGTGGCATTCCCTACTTCGACATTAGGTCCGGTCGTATCTCCGAGGAGCAGGGCGAGAGGTTGAAGCAGGTCGCTCTCAGTCACCGCTCGATCCCGTTTATGACTGCGGAGAAGCGCGCCCGGAACCTGACGATGCTCCGGGCCGCTGCCAAGCGGTCTGCGTCAGTGTTCGAGAGGCAGGGCACGCCGCTGGGCTTGGTGGTCGTGGACTACCTTCAGCTAATCGAGGGAGACAGCAGGTGGTCGGATTACCAGCGCGTCAGCGCCGCCTCGAACGCCATCAAGTCCCTCGCTCTGGACCTTGGCGTCCCGGTCCTGTCCCTGTCGCAGCTTAACCGTGGGGTGGAGATGCGCGACCCGCCCATGCCCCGCCTGTCCGACCTCAGAGAGAGCGGCAAGGTCGAAGAGGACAGCGACGTGGTGATACTTGCTTTCCGCGATGCCTACTACCTGTCGAAGAAGCTGGAGGACATGAGCCTCGACCATGACACGCGCATCGAACTGGAGGCGCAGTTGGCTGACTTGAGGCACCGCTGCCAGCTTATCGTTGCCAAGGCACGCGGGGGTCCGACAGGCTCTGTCACGATGGGCTTCCGCCCCGAGACGAACTACGTCTGGGACTTGTGACGATTGGTGCGATTGGTGTAGAAAAGGCGGGCGGGGAGCCTATTGGTTGGATCGGCTCAACCCGCCCAACACGCGAAGCGGGCGCGTGCTTGCCGAGTATCTATCACGGCATGTCACGCTCCACAACAATGGAGTGACCAATGGACATTGGCGATAACTTTGATTTCAACGGCTGGCTTCTTCAGACGGAGATGCTGACCGTTGAAGAGTTGGGGGCCTATTTCCGGCTTGCGCTTTACGCCAAGCGTGCGGGCGGGAAGCTGCCAGACGATGACTACGTTCTGTCACGCCTTGCTGGTATGTACCTTCGTGACTGGCAGCGAGTGAAGCAGCGCATTGATGTGCTTCTGATCGCCGCCTGCTTGCTTGACTGCGGGGAGGGCGAAGAATGAGCGACAAGCTGCTGATTGAAGTCTTTGACAATCCCCCCGTTGCACATGGGCCGTTGCTGGTGCTGTTGGCGCTGGCTCGCAACGCTGACGAGGAAACACGCACATGCAGCCTGTCCAACGAGACACTGGCCCGCAAATCGGTTCTCGGCGAGCGGCAGGCCCGATACTGCGTCAGGACATTGGAGGTCGCTGGCGTGATCGAGGTCAGCCCCAATGCAGGCCCCGCTCGCGTCAACACATATCGCATCAAACCGCGATCCGAATGGGGGGCTGGGCGATGAACGGCTGGATCGCAATCAACCGTGGCATCTTTGACCACCCGGTATTCGCAGGCCACCCGGAGCGCGTCGGCGTGTGGGTGTGGATGCTGCACCGGGCCGCTTGGCGGGACACCCGTCAGGACGCCAACGGCAGGACCATCACCGTCAAGCGCGGCCAGCTTCTGACCAGCTACAGGCAAATGAGCAAGGCAACGGGCGCTGGAGTGCAGGTTATCAGGACGCTCATGGACCGGCTACGAGATGAGCACGCGATTGACACAGACACTAGCACAGGCCGGATGCTAATAACTATCTGCAACTACGAGAAATATCAGTCAGCACTGGCCGGTGGTAACACAGTTGAAAACACGGGAGCAACACAGGACCAACACAGGACCAACACACAAAATGAACAAGTAAACAATATAACAAACATAACCCCCTTAAATTCCCCCAAGCCGAAGGGGAAAGATGACGAGGTTATGGCTTTGCTCTTGGAGGTTCTTCCCAAGCAAACGGCAGAGGACTGGGTTCAGTACAGGCGTGAGACCAAAAACCCAATGACTGCACTCGCTGCTAAGAAGATGGTCAACAAGCTGAAGCCGTACACTCCAAGCGAGAGGATCGCGTCTGTTGACGAGGCAATCATGCGAGGGTTCAGAGGAGTGTTCCCCGAAAATTCCAAAACCGCGATTGGTAAATCCGCCATTGGTAAGCCGGATGCTACAAGTGGCGGGCTGTCCCCGGCGTGGCGCGCGCATCTGGCGCGTCAGCGGGCGGAGATGGAAGAATGACCCGCCCCCAAGTCAGGGGCGGGTCTGGTTCTCAGTCGCCATCGCGTTCGATCAGGTACGCAATGGCGATGCCGATCAGCATCGCCACCGTGTCGGCCATCAGTTCACCGTCGCGCCTTCACGCTCGCGCATGGCCTCTTCCATTTCGTCGTCGTCGTCGGTGAGTTGGATGACCGACGCGCCGCTAGATTTCAGCAGCGCCAGCAGCAGCAGCGCCCGCTCTTCGCCCTCGATCCCGTACACGTCAAGGATGGTCATTACCACCGCGCACACCTCGGAGCGCGTCAGGCTGTCGGGCAGGGCCTCGATAGCATGGGCAACCGCCAGCTTCTTTTCGTTCGTCGTCGTCATGGTCTTTCCTTTCTCTCAGTTCCTGCACCGTGCAGGGGATGCCGCCCCGTATAGGGGCGGACACCGCTACACGTCAGCCGGTGCTGGCAAGGCAAGGGTGCGCCCCGCCAGATACAGATCATGCGCCATATCCGGCGGCAGGTCGTTCAGCAGCGTGACGCCCGGGACGTTCCGAAAGTCGTCCATCCACCAGCGCGGGAGCGGGCGCATGGCCAGCCAGCCCGCGATGCACAGCCGCCCTTGCGTGACGTACCACGCGACATGCGATGCACTCTCGCGCAGTTCCTCGGCAGTCAGGGGTGCAGCGGCGGACCGCTGCCCCCAAACCGTGCGGGGCTTGCCCCTCCAAAGATCCTCCATCGTGATACCCATCACTCGCCCCCCTTGTGCTTTGCGAGGATCGCCGCCGCGTCAGCCGGTCGGCACTGCGGCGACAGGTACTCGCCCGGCTCGCGCCCGTAGCGGATGCCAAACGAGAAACGCCCGTTAGGCTGCGGCAGTAGGTACGGGTCGAGCCTCGGCCCGTACTCTTCAACAATGCAGTGCCAGTAGGCGTCATCGCAGTATGCGCCTTGCAGCAGCGCATCCGCGTCCTCCGCTGTTATGTACGTCAGGCAATCCGCCCACGGGTTGAAGTCATGCCAGTGCGCCATCACTCGCCCCCCTCGATCACGGGGCGCGGCATGGGGCGCGGGCTTGTGCAGGGCGCGGGTTCCTCGCGGCAGTCAGCCAGCGCAAGCGCGCGGATCGAGACCAGCCGCGCGTGCACGTCTGCATCCGCCCGGGCCTTGTCCATCACATAGGAACCAAAGCCCCCGATGACCGTGCCAGCGACCGCGCCAAGCGCCGCCGCTGTCACTAGTTCGCAAAAGCGATTGATCGTCATGCCTCAGCCCTCCACGCCAGAGGCGACAAGGAACAGCGCCGCATCGAAGCGCGGGTTTTCGGCGGCGAATTGCGCCGCCAGCCGGTGCGCAATGGCGCGCACCGCGCCGCGCGTTTCTTCGCTCTCGGCGTTCTTCGCCTCGATCAGCAGGCAGGCGGCGACCGCCTCAAAGTGCTTTCTCGTCATCATGGTTCTTTCCTCTCTCTCGAAACCGGGGCTTGTCCCCGCCAATACGCCCCCCAAGCGCCAAAAGCACCGGGGGGCGCATGGACAAGTCAAGCGGCCAGATTGTCCCCTTCGCGCACCGTGGCCAGCGCCTCGCGCGTCCATGCGACTGCGCCTTCCATAGTGTCGAATGCGTCGCCTCCGTCGCGCGATAACAGGCTCGGGGTTATGACAAGCGAACCCGCCCCGCGATCCTCGGCCCAGCCATGCAAAACGCGCTTGATTGTCCCGGGACGCGCCTGCGCAAGCCTGCCACGAAACCGGGTGCGGCGCTGGATCGGGACAAGCGTGTCAATCGTGAACTCGCGCGACCCTGCGCCCCATGACGCCCGCGCCAGATCAACCGGGCGCGTTTCAATCTCGACAGTCACTAGCGCGCCGCCCTCGTCGCGCCGCCCGCCAAAGTCTCGCGGCGCGTCCGTGACCTCGAACAGGAACAAGGAAACGGGGCGCACGCCTGCCAGCGCCCGCACCAGCGCCAGAGCCGCCGCCCCCCGATGCTTCAGCCGGGTCCTGCTGGTGCCGGAGGCTCCGTAGGTGTTAAGCATGACGACAACCTCGCCCCGGGACTGATCCGGCGCGCGGCGTTTCTGGCGCATCGCCATCGGCGAGCCGGACAGGAAGGCAGGGACGTTGACTGCGCCCCCGGCCACGGCAGGGGACTGCACAAGCCCCTGCCCAGTCAGGTCAAGTTCTGCCTCGATCTGATCCATGAGACGCTCGGAGGCATCCACAACGCTCTTCATGCCTGCCTCGGCGGCGGGGCGGACTGCCTCTACCTCGTCCCGCTCGCGTCCGTTCAGCGCGCACTTATACGCAATGTCTATGCAGGCAGTCATCGACGGGGCCTCGTAAACGTCAACGTCCAGCCCGGCCAGTTTCTGAGGGGTGAAGGGGAAGGTCCCGTGCATGTGTCAGCCCTCCACCTGCGCGACCTGCTCGGGCTTCAGCCCGGAGAGGTAGGTGAGACGCGCCGCAGTGTCAGGATGCACGCCGTTCGCCAGCAGAGCCGCGCCCGCGACCGATGCCCGGGGCGAGATGACAATCTTAAGCCCAGCCTCGCGCGCCTTCTGGCGGGCCTTCTGGACGCGACGCGCCCAGTCAGGATTTCCGCAGATGTCCTGCTCCAGCTTGTCGTCGTAGTCCCACGCGATGCGGACCCCGAACCGATCAAGGAAAGCGGCATCCAGCTTCGCGCGTCCAACGTAGTCAGCGCCAGCGCCGACGCCCCATGTGTTCGCGGCGGCGATGCAAACGAAGTCAGGGTGACGCTGGATCATCTCGCCGTCAGGGGTGGCCATGAAGCCATTTGCGAGCGCGGCGTTAAGCGCGAGCAAGGCTTCGCTCGATCCCGCGTCAACTTCGTCCAGCAGGCAGACGCCGCCCAGCCGAAAACGCTTCACGAATTGGGTTTCGTGATATTTGCCGCCAGCGTCAACAAAGCCGGTGAGTTCGTGCGCCATAGTCATCGCGCCATGCGCGCCAAATTCGAGGCCCAGCGTATCGGCCACCTGCTTCGCGCCGTATGTCTTGCCCGACCCGGCGGGGCCGGTGATCCAGACGTTAAGGCGGTTGCCAGAGGCATCACGCGAGGCAACAGCAGTCAGCAACGTCTCGGCCATCGGATGACGCACGCTCGGCAGGTCCGCGCCCAGCGCGGCCCCGTCGCGGTCAACGCAACGGATGACCGGCTGACCGATCCGCTCCATCACCGGCGCGAGAGCCTCGGAGACAATCGCTTCCACCTGCGCGCGGTCCACAGTCCCGCCCAGCACGCTGCGGAGCATGTCCAGAGCCTGCGCGGCGTCAGGGGCGGCGGCAGGGGCCGGGGC